GCATGACACAAGGGGTAAAGGCATGGGTCGTTACATGATAACCTCGGCCTCGGGCAAAAAGGTAAAAGAGACAATAGACTGTACAAAGGTCGATACCTTAGCGGCTTATATCGAACCAATCAATGCATGGTACATCATTCCATGTATGGATTTAGACAACGCAATTCGCATAAGTTTGTACCCTCACAATACTAAATCAAAAGCTAAATATGAAAAGTTTCAGGACAACTGGAACGCATTTAAAATTTCCTGAATAATCCTAATTTTTTTCTGATATAATTGTCATTGGCGGGGTGTATTTACTCCGCAGATCAATACAAGAGAGTGCGAACTCTTCAAACGCAGAGAAATTATGGCAGACACAGTTATTAGCGAGGCTCCGGCTGAATCCACGGGAGCAGAAGACAATCAAGCGCAAAGCCCAATGAGCATGGAAGATTTGGCGGCATCCTTTGTCGACCAGGTAGAAAGTGATCAGAAGGCATCTGACGATGAGGCAAGCGTGGAAACTCCCGAGAGTTCCAAGCAAGCAGAAGCATCGGAAGAAGAAGATGTTCTTTCACAGTCTATTTCCGAAGAGGAAGAAGATACCGAAGAAGAAACCGAGCAAGAGGATGAAGAGATCGAGGAGGAGGAGTCCGAAGAGGAACCGCCAAAAGCTGTAGGTAAACTGCTCAAGCAAGTTAATAAACTAACTGCACGGGCTAAGTCTGCTGAAGAAAATGCAGATGCACTTAAAGCCGAGATCGAATCCCTTAAATCCAATAGCCAACCTACTGAGCAGGCAACCGGCCAACCTGAACTTGAAAATGTTCAGAACTTTGAAGACTTGAAAAAGTTACAAAAGGAAGCCCAAGCCGCCAAGAAGTTCGCCTTACAGAATATCGGGAAGTCGTACGTAGAAGTTGACGGAAAAGAATATTCAGATGATGACATCCGAAATATCCTTACCCAAGCAGACGAGTACCTTACTGAAAAGATTCCAGCTAGGCAGAACTACTTACAGGAAAAAGCTCAATGGCAACAGGATACAATCGCCACACATCCCTGGCTCAACCAGGACGATGAATCAGCAGAAGCTCGGAAAGAATTATTCGGAGGACTCAAAAGCCAGTACGGCCATATCCTAAAAAATCTTCCCAACGGTGACTTTGTTGCGGCAACCCTCGTCCGAGGGATTGAAGCAATCAAGTCGGACCAAAAGGCAAAGGCCGCACCTAAAAAGAAAGCGATCAAGCCAAAGAGTCCACCACCTACCGATGGAGGCAACGCCTCACCACCGGTGGAAAATGCCAATACTCGGAAACAGAAACAGAAAGATCAAATCAAGCGCCAAGGCAATCTCTCGGTAACCGATCTAGCCGCCTTTCTTAGCGACTAAAATTGTAAAAATCTAACAAAATTTTAAACATTTAAAATCTTATTACTATGGCATTAGCAACATCTTACAACATCTCTGGCGTTCAAGGCGCTAGAGAAAATCTAGAAAATCTACTAAAAACAGTCGAGCCTACAGAGACTCCGCTTTTTAGTTTTTTACCACAATCCGCCGCGCCCAAAGCGACCTTAAACGAATGGCTCGTAGATAGCCTCGCCGATCCCTCCATTTCAGGACAAGTTGACGGCGTTGACTATTCACTTAGCGACATGAGCGACTTGGTAAATTCTCGCGCTCGTTTGGGCAACAGAATCCAAACCCTCCAGGACCGCTTTTCTGTATCTCGTCAAGCCGAGATGGTAGATGTAGCACCTAATGGTCAAAACGGATTGTATAACGCTTCAAAAGCAAAATCCCTCATTCAACTCAAGCGCTCAATCGAGACAGCTATTGGCTCTTCAACTGACCAAGCCGCTGGTTCTAGTTCTGCTGGTTCTCTCTTGTGTGGGTTAGGTAAATGGAGTGATCCAGCCGCAACCGGAAACACTTTTGATACTTCCCTCAAACAAGGATTTCGTTCAGTAAGTGGATCTCGCGTAGACTTCGCAAACTTGACAGAATCAGGTCTTCGTGGACTTCTTCAATCTGTTTACGAAGCAAGTGGAGCAAAAGGAGAGTACAAACTTTTCGCTGGTCCTGCGGTAATGAATGCAATCACCGATTACACTCGCGCCGCTATTGCGACTAACCCAGTTTATTCCTTCACTCAAGATGTGAGCGGAAAGACCTTGGTTCGTTCTGTACTTAGTTTTATATCTGATTTCGGTTCAATCGACATCATTCCAATGCTTCACGGAGGTCGTGGAATTTCCCAAGCTGTCACAGGTGCATCAAATGCTACTCCAATCGTAGTTGATTGTGTGGGTCATGGATTTGCCGATGGTGACAAAGTCACAATTAGCGGAGTTCTTGGTAACACAGCGGCAAACGGCACTCATACAGTTGCCAACAAAACTGCTGACACCTTTGAGCTTAGTGGAGTAGCTGGTAATGGTGCTTATGTTTCCGGTGGTAAACTTACCGCAGGTACAGACACCGCTGAAGGAGTGATCAATTCAAATCGTGCATACTTGATTTCGGATGATGATAATGTTTCCCTTAAGTTCCTTGAAGGAATTACTGTAAACGACCTTCCCGACAACGGTGCTGGCCGTAGAGCAATCTCCGAGGCCATGCTTACTCTTCGAGTAGCTAACCCTCGCGCACTTGGTTCTATTGTTTAATCAAATCTTCAATCAATTAGTAGTAATTGTTTGTTTCATGTGTTCATAAAATGGGGGGCCAGCTTAGGGGTAGGCTGGCTCCCTTTTTTCTTTTAAAATATGAGTCTTAATATCATCGTAAAAGGAGGTAAGCGGAGTGGAAACTCCCAGGAGGAAATCGCTTACTACATGAGAAAAGCAAACGAACAGGCAGTAGTTCGGGAAAAGAAGGGCTATGCCCAAAGACAGGAACAAGCTCGCCGAGCCGCTAAATCCCTCGAGGGAGGCAAAGGAAACTTTCGCCTACAAAGGGTAACAGATACTGCGACTTATTTAAGGCATCAACAGGAGCGACCAGGGTGCTGGGGCGATAAAGGATTTGTCAAAGACTTCGAGAAATCAAACCCCGAAGTTAAGGTAAAACACTAAATATTTAAATTATGGCAAATTACGCAACTGCAACATACAGCCAATTAAAGTCTAGGTTTCGAGCATTAGCCGGACTTGATGCATTACAGGCAACAGATGCAAGCTTTCTACGGGACCTCGTAAATCGTGCGGCTCGTATAGCCCATGAGAGATACCCTTGGCCTCAATTTACAGTCATGGGTGAAAGTGTTGCAATAGTGACTTCTGATGCCAACAGGCTACGGATTTATGGTTCAAGCAATAAATTGGCAAACGATGCCAATGTTGTTTTCCGTATCCACAAAGAAGATCCATCTTCTACTCGCTACCCTGATGAATATACATTTTTAACCGAGTTAGATTCGGGAGGATTTCCATCGGTCAAAATCATTGAGCCAACTACATTAGATGGCGTAAATGTGTATATCACTTATCGCAAAGATTTACGATCTGAGATAAACTCAGGATCGGCTACTTCGGGTTATTATGGTGATGAGGCTGGTGATGAGCAAGATGTCCCTAATTTCTTTTTCGAGTACCTGGTTCACTCAAGTTATGCCAATTTTCTTCGTGGCGATGGGCAAACAGAAAAAGCGATCATTGAGGAGCAGAACGCTGAAGCTATGCTAATGCAAGAGATTGATTTAGTACGGGAACAGTCACGCCAGTACCGCAATGATATTTTGCAGTATCGTTCGCCCTCACAATTTAATCGGCACAACATTCAAGCCGGAGGCAAGCCTGTTAATCCAGGCGTTGCTAATGTTCAATAATGGCAAGAACTGTAACATTTGATTCCCTAGAGAAACGCTTCAAGATGGTGGCTGGTCTGCCAACCTTGACGCAAGTAGATGAATTTTTCTTTAAGGAATCTTTAAACAGTCGGGCACAGACTGCTTGGCATCGTTGCAAATGGCCGGATCTTTTAAAACTAGTAGAGAAAACAGTAGCGGCCACCACTAACCCTACAGCCGACAAAGCGGTACAAATCGATAACGATTTGGATGTCATGGAGATTCACCAAGTTTATACTAAGAATCCTTATACTGATCGCTCCGCCATCCTACTGGACTTTAAACTTTTAGATGGATTTTTAATTCTACCGGCAAACAGCTCGGTTTCATCCGTTTTTATTGTCGGGACCGCAGTTCGTCCAACATACGGAAAAGATGCCGGCGATGAAACAAATGTACCTGAATTTTTATCCAACTATTTAACAGCCGGAAGCCTCTCCGACTTCCTTCGAGGAGACGGGCAGACCGAGGCCGCTTTCCAAGAGGAAAACAGGGCGGAGGAATACCTGACTTTAGAAATCGATAGAGCCGAACGCCTTCAGTCGCAAAACAAAATAACCTTCAACACTTATCCGAGCTACTCGTTCGGAGTAAACATTTTAACAACATCATAATATCATGGGAATCAGCAGTATAAATGTACAGAACTCGATGGGAGCCAATGGTTCTATTTATGTAAACGGAACTGGGGCTAATGTAGGAGACTTTGTCGCCATACAATTTACTGAGGATTCAGTAATTAATGCAGTTACGAGCAAGATGGATAACTCGGCGGGATTGATCGCGGATAATATTACATTCAATAAAAACGATTGTATTTATTTTCCCTTCACCAGCATCACGCTCACCAGCGGGGCGGCTATACTTTACAAAGCCTAATGCCTTTATTTGGACTAGGTTTATTCATCGGTGACACCGATGCAGACAGTCAGGTAGGACCACCTATTGGCGGACCCGATGGGGTAATCCAATCCGAAGCGGAAGACTTTCTGCAAGTAGAAGCCGGGCAATTTTTAGCATTCGATTAAGAGGAAATAAATTATGGCAAATAAGCGCATATCATCATTAGACCCACTAGCTAATCCAGCAGATGGGGACATTTTACCGATCACCGATGTATCGGATTTAACAGGTTCACCTGATGGTACTACTAAGAAGGTAACAGTTGCTAACCTAAAAACCACAGCCCCCGTCCAAAGCGTAAACACGCAAACCGGTGCGGTGGTGTTGGATGCGGATGATGTGGATGATACTTCAACCACTCACAAGTTTGTCACTGCATCAGACATTACAAACCTCGGCAATTTAAGTGGTACGAACACAGGTGATCAGAATTTAAGTAGCTATCAACTACAACCCACCGAAGGAGCATTCGTAGATGGCGATAAGACAAAGCTAGATGGTTTAGATTCAGCCGACTACGCAACAGCGGCACAAGGGGGCAAGGCAGATACAGCCTTACAACCAACCTCTGTAATTAACGATCTTAGCGATGTTACAATCACATCTGCATCGAACGAAGATGTAATCAAGTTTGACGGCACGAGTTTCGTAAACGGACAAGTCTCAGTCGATGTAAACACCCCGCTCACCACCGCACTCCGAGGAACGGACAACCCGCACATCGGAGCGTATCCGAATCAATCGTTAAAGGTAATAGATAACCCCAGCGGGTCGGTTGTAGTTATTACAGACAGCGATGGAAACTTAGATTTTGTAGTCAAGAACGACTCATCTAGGGCATACTTAACTACCCCATCCGGTCGATTAGAATTAACCACAGGAGTATCAGTAGTAGAAGATTCAACCGAGCCTGATATTGAGATTACAACGACATCAGGTACTTACTCATTAATCAGCGGAGACTCCGACTCTGTAGGAGGAAACGGTTTACCTATTAGACAAGGCTTTAATATTCCCGACATCGGGGCAAATCCAGCACCACTTCTAATCTCAGGCGGATCAATCGCTTAACAACAAACTTAACTTAGAGACACAAATATCATGGGAACATCATACATCGCACCAACCGCACAAGGCACAGGAGACGGCTCATCAGCTGCTAACGCTTACGCTTATTCATCACTTAGCTCGGCAGAATCAGACGCTGGAAGTGGAGGGACTATTCTTTTTACGGATGGTAATTATAGTATAACTTCTAATATAAGTTGGGACGCAGACGGAGTTACTTATAAGTCCTTGAATAGGTTTGGGGCAAAAATATTAGGCGGAGCCGCAAACAAGGAACTTATTATAAGCTCTGCATCTAATGCTATCGGTAGTGTCGTATCAGGTTTTTATTTTGAAGATTTTAGGTTTGAAATACTTGCAGCTCTTGATGCAACGGCGGTTTATGCTGACCAGCCAAAGCTACAATATTGTAAAGTAGTTCATACAGTTGATACTCCTGCTGTACCTGTCATATCTGGAGTTCTTGGCATTAACGATTTAGCCGCTATTGAGTTTTGTGAGTTTTGCGTAAGACTTACTGGTAATAGACCTTTTGGTTACACGCAAGGTATGACCATGAAAAATTGTAGTATCTTTTTCGATATGGCGAATACTACGGGTTTCACCCAGCGGGCTGACGCAATATTTACTTTTGATAATTGTATATTTAGTACAAATGATAATACCAAAGTAGGCCAAAAATATTCTAACAGCTCTACTAATTGTTGCTTCCATAATATGGGTACAACCAACGACACAGGGGGTACAGACAATTTCTACGGCGATCCTTTATATGTAGACCCAGCCTCCGACCTACGTCTCCGCCCATCTTCTCCTTGTATCGGTGCTGGACCCACAAGCTAAGTAGTCATGGCTTACAATAAATTGCACAAGAAGGACTTCGCCATTGCGGTGAAGACGGGGACGGATGCTAATTCTACTAAGTTTGCCAAGGAAGCGGTAAAGGGTGAATTGTACTTTGCTACTGACACCTTCAAACTTTACATCGCCACCACAACTGCTGGCACATCGGACGCAGTCATAAAGTCAGTTACTCTTAACTGATGCTCTATGTCCTCTCCATCGCGACTCTTCTGCTCGCTGGTTGTTCATTACGATCAACTTACCCAACACTAGGCGCAATCGCTTTTGGTGGGGTAGGTAGCTTGGGCGGACCTGGAGGAGCCGCACTTGGTGCGGGTACAGGAGCCTTGGCTGGCGAGGCATTGAAAAATGCCGATGCCTTAGTCGAAGCAGAGGAGAAACTAGAGGCCCTAACCCACGGGGATGTTTCCGCACTTGTAGCCCAAGGAATGGCAGAACACAAATCGGTCTTCGATCAATTTACATCCAATATTAAAAAGTGGTTGGGATGGGCGGCAGTAGGGCTTGGATGCTACCTCACGATTCCAATCTTTGTGGCTCGTAAGTGCAGTAAGACTGAGGCCCTTAAAAACCAAACCCGTCCACCATTTCCAATTAAATGAAAAACTTCTATCTATTAAAGGACAAGTTTCACACACTCTCAAAAAGAGGAAAAATGATAACGATATTTGTGGGTTTAATCGCCATACTAATCTTACTAGATGCTTGCAATGGATAGAATTTCTGTAGCTGGCATGGCGGGTACAGCCGCCACCTTTGGTTTAGGCACGATGAACGAGCTAGTCGGCATTATTGCCGGACTAGCGACCGTGATATTTATGTCGATCAAGATCGTCCAAGAACTTCGTAAGAAGTAGATGAGCAGATACCGCAGTTACGGCAAACTAGACGATCCATTCGTATCTGAGGGGGATGTATTTTTCCAGCGAATGAACAGTCGCTTGCGTCCGAACCAGCTACAGGCTGGTGAGGTTGCATTGTCGCAAAATGGACGGATGGACAAGGATGGAGGTTGGCAACCACGCAAGGGTTTAAAGACATTTGCGGGTGCAATCACGATTAATGCGGATGCTGTACGATTACCATTTCCTATTCTTTCTGCGGAAAGGGCGAGTAATGTAGTAACCCTTGTTCTAGCGGATACTCCAAATAATGCTTTCCTCCCGGGCGAGAATATTACGATAGATGGCATACCATTTACAGGAGACACACCGAATGGAACAGTCGCACTAGCAACAGTTAATTACGCAAACAAGCTGGTAACTTATCCATCGAGTGGAGCGGACGAAGTGTTCAGTATTACTGCGAGTGATGAGCCTCTCGTTTCGCCCGGCAATTCGATTGTTACAGTACTTGATTTTACAATCAATGACGAAGGAGCTAATGAGGTTTACGGGGCAACTGCATACACCTTAGTGGGTGATAAGCAGATCGAGTCTTATATTTTTACGGCAACTAATAATGTCTGCCAAATAATCCGACTGCGGGATAGAACCGAGTACAAGGTTCGCTACCCCGCAAGTAACGAGATAATTGCTCGATGCGAATTGGTACAAGCATTCGACAAAATATTTATTTTCCGTGGTGATAAAACCACAATGTTCATGGAACCCAGCTTGACTACTGTAGATGTGACAGGTGCATCCAGGTCCAACCAAACAATTACAATTACCGCAGTTGCACACGGACGGGTCGTTGATGATTATGTTACTATTGCGGGGTTGAGTAGTTGGTCAGCAGACGGACAGGGTGATCCCAATGGAATTTATGAAGTAAAGTCAGTTCCCGATGCAGACACTCTCACAGTTACCTTTGTAAACACAGGTGGCGCATCTCATACCTACTCTACATCTGCCGCACGCATCGAATATTTTAATGACTTTCAGTTGGTTGACTCAGGAGACTATACTTACCCCGATCATATAACAGATAGTAGTGTGGATGTAGACGATGCGGGTGTAATTACTTTTAATCAAACTGCACACGGGTTTGTCGTTGGAGATGAATTGGAAATAGTAAAAGCGGATGCACCATTGGATACATTTGCGGGCGATAAGATAAGAGTTTCATCGGTAGTTGATGCAGATAATTTTAAGTTCGTACT